ACACTGGAAGTATCAACGTTGCACAATTAAGTATGGGTGGGAAAAAGAGAATGTTATACGAATTCCAAGACGTATATCCAGTATCATATGACGAACAAACAGTTTCAAGTTCGAATGAAGGTGGTGGAATTATGGAGTTCGAAGTCACATTTGAATATAAAAACTTTGAAGTTTCATATCCAAGTGAAGCAGACGAAGTAAGAACAATAGAACCAATGGACAATGGTGCAAAACAAGACCCATTAGGAAAAGGAAGTATTTTAGGTGCAACTATGGATACACTCAAAGTGTTGTCTAGGTTTAATCCAAAGGCTGGAGAATACCTAAATAAAGTAAGTGGTCTTGAAGGCCAAATTACCCGTGGTAAGAATATCAGTAGAAAAATTGGTGGTCTTAACATCGGTGGTGGTGGTGATTAAGAATTAATTAATAAAGTGAGGATAATATAATGGCATTACCAATACAGTCGACACCGACTTATAGAACAGTTTTACCAGTTAGTGGACAAGATATAGAATATCGTCCATTTCTAGTAAAGGAACAGAACATTTTAGTTCAGGCTAAAGAAGGTGCAGACACAAAACAGACTATGCAATCTGTTAAAAAATTGCTACAAGCAGTGACCAATGACAAGATAGTTATTGAGGAACTACCGACTACAGACTTAGAATGGTTATTCATTCAAGTAAGAAAAGTATCTGTAGGGGACACATCTAAATTGATGTTTCCATGCGTGAATAGAGAGTGTCCACATACAAAAGAGGTGACACTTAGTTTAGATGATATTCAACCTGAAGGTGAGATTCCACAAGACTTTACTGTTATGATTACTGACACGGTGGGTTTAACATTAAGTATACCTAATGTTGCTGGAGTCGAAAAGGTCGCAGACCTAAAAGAAGAAGCACAAACAGTAGAACTTATTAAAGAATCCATAGTAAACATTTTTGACGAAGAGAATGTTTATGAAGGTGCAGATTTGACTAAATTAGAACGAGACGAATTTGTGGATAGTTTAACTTTCCCTCAGTTAGAACTTTTAGGAAAATGGTTCGACCAACTTCCTAAATTAACAACTACACTGGAATGGGATTGTGAAGAGTGTGGAACGAAGAACGAGCAGAAGTTAGAAGGAATTCAGAATTTTTTTTAATAGCTCTTTCTCATGAAAGTGTGTTCAATCATTATAACACTAACTTTCAATTAATGCAACACCACAAGTATTCGTTGACTGAGTTAGACAATATGATACCTTGGGAAAGAGAAGTTTACATTAAGTTGTTAATGCAACATCTTAAAGAAGAGAAGTCTAGACAAGAGGCAGAAAATGCCAAAATGAAAAGACGATAATTTAAAGGAAACGGTTATGGGTGATAAAAAAGAAAACAATACGAATGAAGTTGAAATTTCTTTAGAGAAGTATATGGCACTTATCGATAAACTCGATGAGCAAGAAGACAACATTAAAGAAATGCAAGAGGAAGCTAAGAAAGCACGTGCTGGATTAGCACCTCCAAAAAGAAAAGTTATAGATTTGTTCTTAGATGACAATGACATAAACGAAAAATCAATTATAGGTTTCATATCTTTCTTCTTAATGGTAGTGTTTGGTATGACTGACTTAGTCACAGCACTAGTATGGGATATGGACTTGAAAGTATCAGAAACAATCTACACATCATTTGTTGTAGTGACACTTGGTGCATTCGGTATATCAGAAGCTGGTAAAGCATTCGGTGGAAAATAGGAACGTATAAATGGCAACTGGCGACGATAAGTTAATTAGAGAACAACGGGAAGATTTAGCAAAAGAAATCAAAGAGGTTAATGCAAAACTGAAGCCTGGATTTCAGAAAATCATTAAAGACTTAGAAGAAGTCTCTCCACAAGTTGCCAAAATAACAGCAGACTTTAGGGAATCTAGTAAAGATTCCTTTACGGGTGCGTTAGCAACTAAGAAATTAAAAAACCTCACTGGTCTTGTCGACAAATATATGAAAGAGGGTGAGTCTGCCCTTGACCCTAAAGAACTCAAACAATTACAATCAAACTTCTCACAAGAAATTAATGGTGTAATGGAAACCTTCGACTTTGAAGGAATGAGACAGGCACAAATAGAATTCAACGAAACCCAAGACAAGATACAAGAACTTGAAGACGGAAGACAAGCAAGACTAGAACAGTCAATGAAAAGTAATAATGTTCTTGCTCAGTTGGATAAAAAAATTGAAGAAGCACGTTCCAAGTCAATTGGATTAAACGGTGCAGCCGCGGATGCAAACAACAAACTTATACAAGATTTACAAAGAGAAAGAGAAGACAAAGCAGATAAAATGACTGCAGCCTATGATAGAGAAATTGCAGCCGAAAGAAAAACCTTAGAAGAAAGAAGTGAAGCACTTTCTGAAACAACAGAAGCATATAAAACAGGTTTAGAAAAAGCAACTAAATTTGAAGGTACAGAGAAGTTCAGTAGTGGTATTGAAGAACTAACTGGAATTGATATACTTGGTTTTGCTGATACAGTCACTAAGAAAGTAAATGCAATAAGTGACATTATGGGTTCAATCGGTGGTGTATTTGGTGAAGCAGGTGAAGGACTCAAAGATAAAGTCACTGGGTTCATGGGTGGAGTCAAAGACTTTTTCACACCCAAAGGAAAAGAAGGTGGTGGAGATTCTCCTATCGGTGGTGCAATCAAAGGTAAAGCCGATGGAATGGCAAAAGGAATGTCTGACAAAGCTGCAGACAAAGGTGTCGGATTACCTGCCAAATCAGGCAAGAGTGGTGGTTTCTTAAAATCAATTGCAAACGGAGTCAAAAAATTTGGTGACTCTAAAGTATTAAAAGGTGCATTAACACTTGGTATACTTGGTGGAACAGTAGGACTTCTTGCAATAGGATTAAAAGCATTTAATGGATTAGACTTCAAAACTATGTTTAAAGGTTTTGTTGCACTTGGTGCTTTAATCATGTTTGCAAGACTTATCGGTAAAGCAACATTTGGAATTCTTAAAGGTGCTCTTGCAATCGGTGTATTGGGTGCAGCCTTAATTCCATTTGCATTTGCACTTAAGTTAATGAAAGACGCAGGTTTAGGAACTATACTAACCATTGCAGTCGGACTTACTGCACTAGGTGTAGCAGCTGCAATACTGGGTGGTATGCTTCCAGTAATGTTATTAGGTGCTGTTGCAATCGCAGCCTTAGGTGCAGCTCTGATTCCATTTGCATTTGCAGCTGAAATGGCTGCTGGTGCATTCAATATGTTCATTGGTGACCTTATTAAGATTAGTTTGGTTGACGGTGCTAACTTAATTCTAGTTGGTGCTGGATTAGCAGCGATTGGTGCTGGTCTAGTAGCAATGACTGGTGGAAATCTATTAGGAAGTCTAATGGAAGGTATCGGAAGTCTATTCGGTGCAAAATCTCCTATGGAGAAAGTCACTGACTTTGCAAAAGGTTTACAAGATGTAGACATGACTAAGATTACACAACTAGGAGTTGCATTTGAAAAACTACAAAATGCAGAAGGTGCTATTAAGTTGTTTAGTGACGTTGACGGAAAAGCAAAGAGTCTAAAAAAATTCGCAGAATCTATTGATTTATTATCAGCTGCACTTATCAGATTAGAAAGTGGTGTTCCTAAAGAAGAAAGTTGGTGGGATAAAATGACTTCATTTGCTGGAAAAATGATGGGAACCACTGAAGAAGAAAGAATTGCTGAACAAGCACAAAAATCACAACAGAGACTTGATGGTATTTCGGGTGGTGCATATTACGCTGCAGATGAGTTAGACGACTTCATAGGAACAGGTGGAGACGTTCAAAGACAACCTAGTGCAATGTCAATGGAAATGTCACAAGTCAAAGCAGAACTTACTGGTCAAAGACAAGCAGAAGAAATTAGATTATCTAAACTACAAGAAATGATGTTAGAACACAATATTGTTGCAAGACAAAAATTCGGAATACCACACTTATATTCACCCGAAGAGATTTCTGCAGCTGGTGTTCAAGACCAAGGTGGAATGGTTAAGAATGCAAGACAAGAAGTGTCTGCAACTGCTTCTACTGGAAATCAAATTGCAATGGCAAGTAATCAAAACATTGTCAATCAAGGAAGAACATACAATAACCTAAACAAACCACAAACTAACAATGACGACTATTCAGTCTATAAGTTTGGTGGTGCAATGGGTATTGGTGACGAAGACTTCTAAATCGTTTTATACTTATCTTTACGAGGGATAACCTTCGTTTTATCTTTGTGGACTTGAGTTAGTCCGTGGGTGGGTGTTTCTTTACGAACACTGACATTAGGTTTTGGTTTGCCAAAGATTTTCTCCCAGTTATCTGAGTAGAGTTCTTCGTTTGAGTTCCGTCTTTTGGAACCCTTTCCTCCATGCCATTTTGTCATAATTCATTATATCAGTGGTGGTTGATAATTTAAAAAAAGATATATTGCAGCTGCTATACCTAATATCCCTATCAATGCAGAGATAAGAAACTGTCTAATAACTCTTTTTTCTCTCTTTGTTCTCATTTTAATACACCATAGAAGGGGTGTCTTCTTGGTTGGTTAGCACGTTTTGCTTCCAACTTCCTTCTACGTTTAATCTCTTGATTCTTTTGATTTCTCTTAGTGTTAGGTTTCTCATAATACTTTCTGTCTCTACACTCTTGAACTATACCCTTCTTCTCACAATTCTTTTTAAACCTTCTTAACATTCTGTCAAAAGGTTCTTCTTGCCTATTCTTAGGATTTATTCTTGGTGTTACTGTTGTCATATTATTTAAAAAATTGTTCTAACGATTCCTCTCTGTTTTTTATTTTATCTGAACTATACTCTAGTTCTCCTTCTTTACGAAACACTAGAATGAACTCATGTACTTTCGCAGTGTATCGTTTACTTGCACACTTACCCGCTTGTAAGGCTGCAAATATAGTGTCGTTCTTCATGACTATTATATCATGTAATTTCAGACCCGACTTAGTGAACATATTTATGGTATCTGAATGAAAAGGTTTGTATTCTCCGTCCCTTCTCCAATCACCACAAACCCAAACACAAAACCCGCCTGGCTTTAAAACTCTCTCTATGTTGTTTCCACAAACTTGTATCCTTTCACAAAAGTCTTCATACTTTCTTAGGTCGGATAACTGACCCTCTGCACTTTCATATCTTTCTATATCCCCGTAAGGTGGACAAGTCATAACTAAGTTTGCACTCTCATCATCTGTATGAGACATTTCACACCCGTCACTCTCTAAGATATCATAGTATCCGTCAAAGGAATGTCTTCCCATTTCCTCTCTAACTTTTTTTACTGTTTCAGAAGATACGTCATAACCAACATAATTTCTTCCTAATGAAGCAGACACGAATGCACGTGTCATTCTTCCAGCAAAAGGGTCAACGATTGTATCACCAACCATAGACCAATAGTGAACTATGTTCTCACATAAACCAGCATGAAACTCCGACATCATTAAACCATTAGGAAGACGAGGACAAACTCCTCTCTTTTCTTCGTATGCAGTTAGATATGCATCGTCCCAATTGTTCTTAGATGATTTAGTAGGTGTTATAACTGACTGAGGGTTCCAACCAAACTGGTCGATAACCCTTTCGTTTTCATTCCATGGTAGAATGTTTTTGTAGTATTCACTTTTCATAATAATCTAAAAGTGTGAAGTCACCCCACGCCTTACAGCAACCCGTTCTTCACCGACCAGTCCGCAATAGATTTGCTACTGACCTTTCCCTTACTAAGTACCCCCATTTCCACGGTCTTAGTGTTGTAGTCGTCTTTCAAGTTATTCATTATGAATTAAACGACTACCCCATATTAGAAACTAACTATCAGAAGCTAGTTTCTTAAAGTAATCCATCGCGTCATCTTCTTCAACTTGTGGAGTAGATTCTGCTGATGCGATTACAGGTTCCTCTGCAACAGTTTCAGTGTTTACATTTGACCAAGGCACTTCGTCTAAGTCTTCTGCAACACTTTCTGCAGTAGCAGTTGATACACTTCCAGTGAGTCCGAGAACTCTATCGAGTTTCTCTTTTAGTTCGTCATAAGACTTGAACTCACTTGGTGCAATCACTTCGTTTAAAGAATAAGTAGAGTTATTTATCTCATTTAACTTATCTTCGTCATCAAAAAGTGGTGAAGGACTTTCGAACTCTGATTTATCATAGTTCCAGTATCCGTCTACTTTTCTGATTTTGATTTTGAAGTTAGCACCTTCTCCTCTTAAATCAAAAGGATTTATTGCATTTTCGTCTTCAAACGCAGGTGAGATAGCTTCTTTGAGTTGTTCAAAGATTTTTTTACCAAATCTGTATTTGAAAACTTTACCCTCATTGTCGGGATTTTTTGGGTCTGAAACAACATAGACATTAGACACATAATGTAAACGTCTTTTCTGTTTACGTGCAATCTCTTTGTTTGCTTCAATTCCTGTATTCCACAACTGAGAATTGTATTCAGAGACAGGGTCTTGTTTATTGAGGGTAGTCAAAGACTTCTCAATATACCAACCGCCTGGCCCTTGGAACCCGTGGTCGAAGTATGATACCCAAGGCATCTCTTCTCCTTCGGGAGTAGGTAAGAAACGAACCACAGCATAACCATTACCAGTTTTATCTAGTTCGGGTTTCCACATGGTGTCGTCTTGAAAGGATTTTTTTTCTCCCGCTGAAGGGGAAGCAGTTTCCATTGCTGCTCTTAGTTTATCTAATGATGTTGACATTGTATTCTCCTATTGTATAACATTGTATTAGCATTTTATCATGTATAAGAACCTTGGTTCCTATACTCCTATTATAGTATATTTCTACTAATCCTACAAGAGGGTTTTTGAAACATACCTTATATTTAGTATTTCTTAGACTTTAAGTTTTTATACATACTAGTGTATGTCCTTTGAAACGCTTCTATAAGCATAATTCAATCAACACCTTTTTGTACTTATTGATATCTACAGATACAAAACTTTTGTATTTGTTTATCCTATTCTGTACATCGGGGTAGACCAAATTTTCCGAAATGAGTCGTTCCCAATCTTTGGTGAAACCAATGATTTCATCTAAGATACACATCGTCTCGAGGGATATCTTCTTACCTAAAAACTCTTTGAGTAATATAGGGTGTTGTCCGTTCTTCACTTCTAACACTTTATTGATAGTCCTCTTACGAAGTAAATCAGCAACTTCCGTTTCAAATAGATACGATAGTTTCTGATTTCTTTTCTTCCATTCCTTATAGACTTTAACACACTCGTTATCAAGTAAGTCACCAGCCCATGAGTCCTTTAGAGACAAGTTTGCAATGTAAAAGTCTTGCAATTCTTGTTTGTGGGTTTTGAACAATTTACCAAAGTGGTATTTGTCCTTTCGTTTCAGAAATGAATTGATATCACTCTTTACTTTACCATTGTACTTTATAAAGTCATAGTCCTTAGAATGAAAGTGTAACTTTATTCCAAGATAAAGAGTGTATGCATCATATCCTTCACGACTTGTCATTAAGTTATTATCTTCTTTTCCTTTGGAATTTCGATACCACTTACTGCAGTTCTATGTGCTTCTGCAACTTCTTTGTTACACTTAGCAATAAAAACATATGAACCAAATATCATTTCAGTTGGATTCACTTCACCTGTCACTGCAACACCTTTAGAGAAACCCATTCCTCCTTCGGGTGTGTTGACAATCATTTTTGGATTAGCAAGTGTTACTGGTTTACTACTTACTAGTTCACCAACATACTCACCACTTGTAGCAACGACTGCTACTATATCACCTTTTTTCATAATTACTCCTAATCTGAAAAGAATGAGGCAATACTTCCTTTGGAATTCTTACCTCGGTTAATTAAATTTAAACCAGCAGCTTCTGCTTCCAGTTTATCTTTGAGAGGTTGTGTTAACAATCTCTTTGCACTTTCGGGTTCGATATTGTTTAACTCACAAACCTTTACAATTGCAGACATGATATCTGCACCTCGTCCTTTGACAATTAGTTTTTCAACTTGTTCTGAGAACTCTTTTCTTGATATCATATTACCACCTTAAGTTATATCTGTTTTCGGGGTCAACTGGGTCTACTTGTAATGGTAAACGAAAGAAGTGTTCACAATCCCATGAGTCATAGTTGTTTTCCCATAACCAATCATGTCCTTCTTCTTCCAGTTGTTCTTGCATTTCGTCTTCGTCTGCTTCACTCCCTTCTGCAAGGTGGATATAATAATCACGTCCACATTCGTCAAAGGATTCTATGAATTCATTCTCTTCGAATTCACATGGTTCCATATCACCTTCTGCATCATCTTTCATATAAGCTTCTAAGGTTTCCTTCTCTTCTTCGTTAGTCACCTTAATGATATAACAACCACTTCTCCAAAGACATTCTATGACCACTCTATCTTCGTTGTCATTGTTCTTAAACACTTCACGTTCAGTGTAAGACTTTTTAAACTTCGGATAGATATGATATTCTTTTCCTATTTCAATTTCCATTTAAAACTGCTCCAGTTCCATGTTGTCTCTCCAGTCTCTAACTATACTATAGTAAGCATAGTAAGTCGGACTAGTATCATGAACACCAAGTCCACCTTCTGAATAAGGTGTTGTTAAATAATCGATAAGGTGGTCTGCTTGGTCTAACACTTCTTCTGTTAGGTCTTCCTCACTATCGATTTCAAGATACTCTAATAGTGTATCATATGCACTATCGTATGCTTGGGACTCTACCCACTCATCACCTTTGGAGATTATCTTATTCCAATTGAAATCTCCGTTTAAATTAAATTCTTTTGTTTCACTCATTGTTATACTCCATAAACATTTTTATACCTTACTCGAAGGTCATTCAATTCGTCAACATAATCCATTGGATTTGCAGAGAATATTTGAAAGGCGTTGTGTCCTTCCACAGCTACTAATGCAGTAATCTCTTCGATTGCCTGACCCGTAAGTTCTTCTACCATAATTGCATATGCAGTCATTTGAATGTACCATGGTTTTGCCATGTACTCTTCTTTATACTTTGCACTGGTTTTAAAATCTATAATACTTAACTGGTCGTCAAAGATACCAACACAATCGACACGTCCAGCCATTTGTAATACGTTTGAATAGAGAGGTGCTTCAATTGCAATCGGTATAATCTCGTCTAATACTGGTTGCATAGCTTTAAACATTCCTTCTTGTAATACGTTATCAAACTCTATAAACTCTTTTTCTTTTCTTAAATAATCTTCTACTAGGTTATGGAAGTTAGTTCCACGTTTAGTTGCTTGTGCAGTAATCTTGTTTGCAGTCTCTTCACCTACACGTTTTCTCCACAACTTGATATGGTCACGTGATAGTAGACCCGTGACACTGGTGACACTTGGATAGTAAAAAGTTTCATCTGTATCCGTGTAATATCTCTTACCGTCTTTGTTTGTTGTTTTTAAATCTAGATTTTCTAATTCATACAAATCCAGTAAGGTTGTTTTTAATTGTGTCATATCTTATTTTACTTCTTTCTTGACTGTATGTCAATATGCTTTTGGATAGTATCTCTAGTCTTTACTTCTTTTGCAGACTTTCGGTGATACCTTTCACCTAATGGTGTGTCGATATTGTTAGAAGCAATCTTGGACATTACTTCATTGAATCCACTATCGGGTTTAACTCTGTCACCTGTACCACCCACAAGGTTAGGTGCAGATATTTGTTGTTTGAGGTGTGGGTTGTTTAATCTGAAATCTTCGAGGTCTCTCCAAGACATTTGGTATTCTACCAATTCACCAGTTTCAGTGTTTAGAAAATCATATGTCGGCATTTAATTTCTCCTCAATGATTTGTCTTACTTGTTCTTCCCTATACCATATACTACTAAACAGTTGTGTATGTGTAGGCCATTCTACTATGAATCTTCTATATCCGAATGGTCTCTCTGCGTATAAAACACAATCACCATAATTTTGTAACACTATTCTCATAACATAAATTGTGGAACAGGTCTATCAGTCCACT